CTCACCTCAGCACTCGCCGTTCGTCTCTTACAGCGAATCCGCCGGACCCTGGTGGCTTACACGAGCCAGCAGACCGGAGGACTCAAACTGTTCAAGATCGGCGAGAATCTCCAGGTCGAAAGCACTGAAGCGCTGCGCAGCCTGTCGTTCCTCGTTCCGGAACCGCACAGGCCAGTACTCAACCATTCGGGTGCCACGTCGTCCAAAGACCACCTCAAGCGTCTTGTCGTCGGGAGCCAAGGGCTTCGCCTTCGACCAGAGCGAGGTGTTCTTCGACAACGACTTCAAACTGCGCTTATTGGCCAGCCCCTCGACCCACATGTCCCGCGCGGACAGGGTGGAGTCGAAAAGACACGCGAGGACTGCATCTCCGTACAGTCGATCGCTGTCTCTCCGCTGCTCGTCTGAGAGGACAGCCTCGTCAACGTTCAGCGGTTTGGGCAGCTTCTTGAGCGCCAGTTCGTGGAGCTTCCACTCGGCATCACTACCGAGTGTCGGACGCTTCTTTGACCAATTGAGCAGGATATACTTCGCCTTCGCGAGATCCAGCTCGGTCATGCCATGGGTGACATCTCCGTCTTCCCAGGCTGGAAGCCCGACCCCGCCCAACCAGCGGGGGGCATACCACGGCACCTTCACCTTTTCCAACCACGGCCGATTGAGTCGAATGAACTCTCTCATGGCCCTATCCCGAAGTCCCGTCGGAGCAGTCTCCACGAGATCTGTAGCACACGCCCCGGCCGACGGCCGGTACGCGTCCTCAGATCCCGCGATGTCAGACTCCGACAAACGACCCGACCGCTTCTGACCGTACATGAGCCCTGCATTCACGAAAGGCACCGCTTCAAGGTGCGAATCGTGGAGCTCCTCCGGTCCGTCAGCGACGGTCTTCCTCAGAACAGGCAACGGCTGCTCCCTCATCAGGAACAGTCGCGAGTTCATTTCAACAAAGAGTGGGGAGAAGTATGTCTTGCCAATACTCTCACTCAACCCAGCGAACGACGTCACAGCCTTCCAGACGGCGCGAGAACGCGCAGACATCCGGAGGGCGACATCGTCGCCGTTGAAGCACCCGGGGAGGGTGGTCAGCGAGTACGGTCGGCCCTCTCCAATCTCCATCGCATGGCGGCACAGAGCCGCGTTCGCAATACAGAGAATCGGAAAGGACGTCACCGATCCCATCAGCTGACCATTCCTCTGAGGTTCCCCCCGACCGCCGCCTGGCGGCTCGATGAAGAACCCAGTGAGGGAGCGCAGGAGCAGCACGGCCTCGGCGTCAGGAAGACGCCAAACACGCGCAATCTCCAGCGCAATCTCCTCGGAGACCCACGACGCGAGTTCATTCGTCGCGTCGCTGTAGTCACCCGACAGGAGACCCTCCCCTTCCTTGAGCGGGACCGAGAGTCCAAGACGGTCCTGCAAATACCACTCATCAATCGGCCGACCCACCAGTCGGAAGCACGGATGGCCCTCGAGCGTCCGCCACATCGCCCTCTGAATCGGTTTCATTACCGTCATGAGCGCAGGCGGGCACTTGGTGATCACCCGTGCCTTGAGTGCTTCGGCGAGTCCGAGCGGCACCGCATTGGGCACTTCTTCCTGTGCCGTGCGGAGCAGCCGGTAGTAGAGGTTCGAGAACTTCATTCTGAGTCCCGAATCGGCAACTTCGAGCTCTCGCAACCCTCCTTCACGGGCCGCGAGCTCCTCGAGGAATGCCAATCCCTCCACCGCCTCGCCGGGCAAACGCTTTTCGTCGAACGCATCTCCCGATTGCCAATCGAGGCCGGTGAAACCCGGCTCACGAAGGCCCGAGAGGACGGACGCACCCACACGAAGGGACCAGCCGACCGCTCCTCCTCCGGCGCGGCTGTTGACATAGTTCGCCGAAGTCGACGGCAGGAAGGGCGACAAACGGTCCTGGACGGTGAAACGCGATCCCGCGAACACCTCCTGGACTGTGCGCCGCAACTCCGCCTTGACCTCGTCGAGCGTAGTGTACAAACGGGTGGACTTCGCCCGGGCATCTCTGCCGAGGCGAGGCATGGGAACCGAATCCGGCATGCCCCACTCCGTGTCCGATACGCGCACGAGCGACTTCTGAGGTCGCACGCGTGTTAGCTTACGCTGAGCCTCCTCCTCTGCGGCCCGGACGAACGCGCGGGACGGTCTCGGGAGGGCCTTCTTGGACTGCTTCAATGAAGCAAGCAATCCGAAAGCCTCCGTCTTGAACCGACCCGTCGCCTTGTCCTTATTCCGCAGCAGGTAGGCACGAACCCAGCGGCCCACGCGCCCGCCAAACAAGAGGGCGGGATTGTCGTGCGCCGACGTGAACGGCCTCGGGGGCAGGGGTTGACCCGTCCAGTGGGCGAAGAAAGCAGCCAGTTTGTATTTGGCCACCTTCACCCAGGCATCGGGACCCTTCAGCTCCTTCGTCAGGCCGATCCAGTGCGTGATCGTTGCGCCATACTCAGCCGTGCGGTCGAGACCGTACACAACCAAGAGCGCGAAGATGCGCGACAGTGCTTTCTGAACAGAAGTGGCGGTGGCGGCGTCGCATTTGACGTCGCCTCCGGCACCTCCGGGAGATTTCTTTGACTCCCCGGCTGTTCCTCCCTGACAAGGCCGCGAGGCCGAGACAGGAACCGAGGAGCTCCTTGAGAGCTCTACCATAGTCGCACCAGCTAGCGCGCCCTCCGAAGAGGGGGCCCCACCGCTGGAAGTGAGACCGTTGGACGGGCACGAATGCTTTGTGTCCGCC